ATTACAAGTTTAGAAAATGCTATTATACTTCTTGATGTTTTTCAGTCGGAAATTATTAAATCACAAAAATTAAAACTAAATACATTAAAATTTAGTAATGATGTGATTAATCAAATGGTTTTCTTACAAGAATTTGTATTAAGTAATAATGATGTAACTGATGTTTATAGATTAGCTAAATTGAAAGAACGTTTTCATATTGATAATTTATTATTAGTTGACTTCACAAATCATATTAATAACATTTATGGTGCTCAGACATTAAAAACAGAATTTACTACATCATTTATGAAATATTGTGATGATGGATTTATTGCTAATGGTGATGAACTTATCCGTGACGGGTTTAAAGGAATTAATATTCAAATCGAAAAAGAAAGATTAGAAAATAAAAGATTTCTAACTGATTATAACTATTAATCTTCACCCATAATTAAACTTTTATCTATTTTTATACTATAATAGATTAAATAAAAGTTATAACTATGGGTGATTTAGTATGCACAAAATACAATTTTAAAATTTTAGAAAATAAAATTTCATATAAAAGACAGTGGTTGAACGATTTGAAAGGTTTAAATATGCCACCACTTATAGATACCCTTTTAAATAAATATAAATCAAACTTAACCAAAGAAGAAATAGATAAATTTTTCAGTGGGTTGGATATATTAAAACTTACTGATTATCCAAATATAGATAATATATACAAACACAGTAGAATTTTAAATGGTGATATCAAAAAGTATGGTAAAATAATAAGAGGTGAAGATGGTAGTTACGACTTTTTAAATAAATTAGATTCTAATTATAGTCAATTATCTAAATTTATCTCATATCTTATACAGAGAATGTTAAAAGATGAAAATGAAGATATACGATTAAGGGGTGAAAATGCTTATAACCATATTGAAACTGATTTAGAAAATGGATTATTAGAATTTAGAAATCAAATATTTGAAATTGCAAATATTTATTTAAAAGAAATTGCAGATTATCGTGAAATATTTACAGATAGCTTAGTTCATTTTTCGGGTGTTGGTGATTATTCAGAATCATTAGTTTTAAATTATTTAGCAAATAATGATTTTAAAATATTATATCAAGGTGGTAATGGTGATTTTATTGATAAAGTTTATGGTATTGATTTTATTGTTCATCATGCACTTTATGGGTATTTAACTATTCAAGTTAAACATAACAATTTCGATTTAATAAAAACTTTTGGTAAATATAAAAGTAAAGGTATTAACTTAGGGATTGTTGCAAATAAGACTGCATTTGAAGTATATAATTTACAAAACGAATATACAGAATTTAATATATTCAATACTGAACACGTAATAAGGTTTATTAATTTCAAAAAGAATTATATTAATTATGATGGTATTTTAATGACAATTAATGACCAAAGTAAAACTATAAAACCATTATTAGTAAAAAAATGTAATAGTATTGATATTGATAACGATATTTATAGCATAGATTTTGTTTTATGCGAAAACGAAATAATAACAAAGGATTATATTGGGTTTTTAGATGAAGATGATAATGTAGTAATATTTAATAATAAAAATGTTACGATTGAAAAAGAATCAACAGGTAAAACATTGTTAAAAATATCAAAAAAGTATCTATTATTTGAAGAAAACTTATAACTTTTTTCATTTTATGTGATATAATAAATAAAAACAATATGGCGAAATTATTTTTTAGATATGGAACAATGGGTTCAGGTAAATCACTTGACTTATTAAAAGTTGCATATAACTATGAAGAAAATGGATTAAGTTCAATTATATTAACTTCAAAAATTGATGATAGATATGGACATAGTATAGTTAAATCAAGGGTTGGTGTAAGTAAAGAAGCAATTTCTGTTGATAAAGAAACAAATATTTTTGAACTTGTTTCAAATAAATTAAAAGAAGGTGACTCAAATATAGGTTGTGTTTTAATTGATGAAGTTCAATTTTTTGAAAAGAAACATATAGAAGAATTACTTGATATAGTTGATGAATTGGATATACCTGTTATATGTTATGGGTTAAGAAGTGATTTTAGATTAGAACCTTTTGGTTCAACTAAATTTTTAATGTCAGTAGCAGATGAAATTGAAGAAATTAAAACTATTTGTTCTGAATGTAATAAAAAGAAAGCGATTGTAAATGCAAGATTTAATACACAAGGTAAAGTAATTACATCGGGTAGCATTATTGAAATAGGTGGAAATGACAGATATCGTCCACTATGTAGAAAATGTTTTAATAAATTAAAAAAATAAAAAAAAGAAGAAAGATTATGAGTAAATTTACAGATTTTTTAAGAAGGATATTTGCATCTGCAAATACAACAGAAATTGTTACTGCTGATGCAGACGAAGTTATTGAAATAGTTGATGATGAAATAGTAGTTCCACTACAAGTAGTTCTACCTGAAACTGATATCACTAAACCTAAGAGGGTTATTGAACTTAAAACACCAAAAGCTGAAAAGACAACTGAACAAATTGTTACTGAATTAAAAGAAGTTAAAGAAAAAAAGGTAACTAAAGTACCAACTAAAAGAGTACCAGTTAAAAAAGAAGGTTCTGCACCAACCACCACTGCAAAAACTAAAACAGAAGTAAGAAAAAAGAAATAAATTGAAAAAAAAACACCAAAATATTTTGGTGTTTCAATTTATTGTTATATCTTTGTACTCAATAATAAAACAAGTATTAATTATAAAATTATAAAAACATGAAAGACTTTCCATTATTTATTTCACCAAGATTAAAATCTAAATTAGCACTAATGAATCATCGTATTGCTAAGGATTTATTATCTATAAGTAACGAACTTGATGAAAAATTTAATCAAACATTTATTGACATTGATGATGATTTTAATTATGTGTCATTTATTCAGTCTAACAAAGCTATTCAACTATTAAATGCTGATGAAAATAGTTTTGATTCATATTCATTCCGTGACCATTGTTATTACGCAAAAGAAAACGATGAAATATATACTAAATATAGAAGTCGTGTTAAATGGGGAAGATTTTTAAATACAAATTTCCCCGATAAATACAAAAATAGTATATCGGGTGGACAAAATGAAGAAGATATTGAATCATTTATCAATAAGTTTAAAGCATTATGTGACAGGGAAGCTAAATTCGGTTTAATGGATATTGTTTCAGGTGCAAAAATTGGATATTGGTATAATGCACGTAGATATTTTAACAATGACTATGGTACATTGTCGAATTCATGTATGAAAAATGTTAGTGTAGCTTATTTTAATATCTATATTAAGAATCCAGATAAATGTAAAATGCTTATCATGTATTCTGATGATACAAAAAGGTTTATTAAAGCACGTGCATTAGTTTGGATGTTAGATGAACCAGTTAATAGAGTGTTCATGGATAGAGTTTATACAAATGATTATTCTGATGAACAAATATTCATTGATTACGCTAAAGCTAATAATTGGATTTATAAAGTATCACAATCAATGGGATATGATATAAAACTTATTGACCCAAGTGAAAATGAATTAGAAAGTGTTAATATTGATATGTTTGTTAATATTAATAAAATTAGATTCTACAAATATCCATATTGTGATACTTTTTCACTTTTAAATAAAAGTAAAGCAAAACTTGGTAATAATTATAAACATACACCTAATATGATTTTGACATATACTGGTGGTGATTATGGAACATTGGATGTTGTTTATAGCAATTTTCATGGTAGTAGTATCAACAGAGAAGATGCTATTTGGTGTGAATTAGGTCAAGATTGGGTTCGTCAAGGTACTGAAATAAGAGTATTTAATACTGAAAGACAATTTGCAACACCAGACTATAAAGGTATAGTTGAAATGACATTTGAATATAATGGTAAAATTGTTAAAAAACATTTTTTGAAAAATAAATGTGTTTGGTCTAAATATTTAAATACTTGGATTTTCAATGAAAGTGTAGTATCAGTTAATCTTGATTTGAAGAAAGAAAAAACTGGTCTTGACCATTCAAGACGTGTTGGTTATGGTTTTTTTGAAGTTGATGGTGAAAATTGGGCAACAAATTTATTTTATCAAAAAGAAAATAGACTTTTTACACAAGAAGAGCTTGATTCAAATGATGTGTCAAAACCACGTGGATGGCACCGTAGACGTTCTTATGTTGATGATATGGGTAACGTTTATAGATTTGGTGATTTACTAAATAAAACCGTTGAAAACGATTAAAATATTAAACTTTATAATAAAAAAGTAATATATAACAAAATACATGTGATAATCGCATGTTTAAATTAAAAATAATAAAAGAAAATGAAAAAAGTAATTATGTTCGCAATTGTTGTAATTGCATTGTCTCTAAGTTCATGTGGAAAATCTGTACAAAATGCAGGTGTAGCAACTGATAGTACAACAACTGTTGTAGATTCGCTTTCAAGTGATTCAATTCCTAATATTGACACAGTAACTGTTAAGTAATACAACACTTGTTTAAATAAAAATGAAGATTAATATTCTTCATTTTTATTAAAAATGAAATTCTTTTGGATTTCATTTTTTTTCGTATAATTTAAATTCTAAGTTTTATATATATACCTAAAAGAAATATTTTAATATGATAGTTAAGTATGACAAATATATGGATGTAATTAAAATTACAGAAGCATTAAGAACATTTCCATTGTTCTTATCAGATAGATTAAAAAAAGTATTAGCTAATATTGACCATGATATAGCATCTGAATTATTGGCATTACATTCAGACTTAGATTCAAGAGTTCCAAAAACTTTTATTGATATACATGAAGAAAAATCAAATTTTTTTACATTCTCACAACCAAATAAAGCAATCATTACATTAGGATTAAATCTTACTACTGATGATGAAATAGAAGCTAATAAAGATGAAATTTTAGCTAAATATAATAGTATGGGTGATGAAGTATATAAAAAATTTAGAAGTGAAGTAAGAATAGGAAGTTTAATAAGAGATATATTCCGTGATAAATTTCCTGAAAGTATACCAGGTGGACAAAATAAAAAAGATATAGAATCATTTGTTAATTTATACAAAGCAGAATACAGTGAAGATGAAAAATTTAAATTATTCGATATTGTTAAAGGTGAACAAATAAGTTATTATTATAACCGTGCTAAATATTGTGAAGGTGGTGGTTCTTTAGGTGGATCTTGTATGCAAAGTGTACCAGCTTATTATTTTGATATTTATACTAAAAATCCTGAAAAGGTTAGTATGTTAATAATGTATTCAGATGATACAAAAAATAAAATCAAAGGTAGAGCAATAGTATGGAAATTAGATTCACCAAGAGGTAGAACGTTCATGGATAGAGTTTATACAAATGATTATTCTGATGAACAAATATTTATAAACTATGCAATAAAAAATAATTGGATATACAAAGAATCACAATCTATGGGTTCTGATGTTGAATTGATTGATGTAACCATTAACGATGAACCAAGAGAAATTGATATGGTTATAGATTTAGCATCCAGACGTTATGATTCATTCCCATATTGTGATACAATGACCTTTATGAATACATATAATAATACATTATCAAATTCAGATGAACATGATCCAAGTCGTATATTAATAGATACGGATGGTGGTTATGAAAATTATGATGAAAGTGAATATCAAAGTGACGATGTTTACAGTGATTATAATGGTGAAAATATTGACAGAGATGATGCAAAATGGTGTGAATTAGGTCAAGATTGGGTTAGAAGTAATCAAGCAGTAAGAATATTCAATACAGGTCCTGTTACTTATGCTATACCTGATTACCCTGGTGTAGTTAAACAGACTGTTACAGTTAATGGTGAAATAAAAATAAAACATTTTATGGAAAAGGATTGTGTTTGGTCTGATTTTTTAAACACCTTTTTATATAAATCAAGTGCAATTAATGTTTGGAAGGATAAGGAAAAAACAAATTGGATTTTAGAATACAAAAAAAGAAAAGATGAAACTTTCTATGAAATAGATGGTGAAAATTACGCAAAAGAATTAGTTGATACAGAAACAATGACATTAAAATAAAAAATATTATGAAAAACATTACGCATTATAACGAATTTGGGTGTGAATCAAAGAAAGATAAGGTAGTAGATGAAGAATCAAGTACCAAGTTGGATTTAATCAAAAAAGAGCCAAATAAGCAATTAATAAGGGCAGCGATAGACGGTAGTCTAATTGATATTAAAAGCTCCTTAAAATACGGTGCAGACATCAATTATAACCATAGTGAAGCACTAACAGCAGCAGCAGAATTTAATAATATTAAAATCGTTAGATATTTAGTAGAAAATGGTGCTATTATAACAGCAAATGATAATGCTGCATTATGGGCTGCTTGTGTAGAGGGAAATATTAATATTGTTAAATATTTAGTAGAAAATGGTGCTAAAATAGAAGATAAATGTTTAATCTATGCTATTAGAGAAGAAAACATAGAAGTAGTTAACTATTTATTAGAAAATGGTGCAAATGTAAATGCTAAAGAAAATTCACCTATAACTGCTGCGGTTAAAAAAGATAATATTAAATTAGTGAAGATGTTATTAGATAATGGTGCAAAAGTAACTGATATGTTATTAAAAACTGCTGATAGATATTCATCAGATAATCTAATAGATTTATTAGCAGATAATATATAAAAATAAAACAAAAAAAGGGGTTGAAATTCAACCCCTTTTTTTTTATGCTTCCATATTCGGAACATGCTTCAAAATTGCATCATAGAATTTTTCAAATCTATCATCTGATAAGAATTCTTCAAGCATATCATTTTCATCATCATTACTTTTCATATACTTGTAATCACTATCCAAGATTTTCAAAATAAATGATACTGCTTCGTCTTCCGATAAGATAAGAACGAATTTCTTAACATTTTCCTTTTGCTTTTTTGTCCAAAGTCTGAAATCCATACCTTTTAAGGTATTAAGTAATTCAGATTTTTTATCACGTGAAATATCTTTTAACATATCCTGTATTTCATCATAACGGTCAAGCAAATCACGAACACCAAATCGTAAACTTTCATCCAAGAAACGAATAAATCTTGTTGCTGCACCATTACCTACATAAGATGCTGCTAATTCACGAATATCATTCGACCAATCACGAATACTTGAATTCATTCCGTAATTCTTAACGATATAATCAGAAAGGAATGTCCAAGACCGAGGGGTTGCATAAGCAGCAGAATCTTTAGAACGTCTTTCATCAAAACTATGAAGAAAATGTTCTTCGTTTGACTTCAAAAAACTTACAACTACGGGATGAACGTTTTCAGTTGCAAAGTCAGAAACCCATTCAGGAAGTGTAAGCGTATGCGACATGTGAATAAGACGATTATTAAGCGCTCTATCAAATTCTTCTACATCAGTACCATCAGCATCACCTAAGTTACCAGATGAAACCATGAAAACCCCATCATTGAACTGAAAATCAGAACCAATTGCACGTTCAAGTAATATTTGTAAAGCTGCATTTCGAACAGCTAATGGAGCACGGTTTAATTCTTCAAAGTGAATAAGGGTTGGTTGCTGATTTGCTTCATATGCCCATTTAGGAATAGCATAAGCCATCAGACTTATTATCTTTTTTACGCTTTCTTTACCACCATCTTCTAAATCAATAGTAGCATCAACTTCACAATCTTCACGATATGGGAATAAACCTACGTCAATTTCGTCAACCATTGACAAACGAACATCTTTATACACAAAACCAAGTTTTTTAGCAATTGTTTTCATGATTGCAGACTTAGCTACACCTGGTTCCGCTGTTATAAACAATACACCAGATTGTGCATACATAATACGGAAATACTTCTTTTGACGTTCCGTTAATAATTGAAATTTTTCTTCTTCTACTTTAAACATATTTATTGTTTTAAAAATTATACTTTCTTTTTATGGTACAAAGATACTACTTTTATTTGTATTATCCAAATTTTTATACTACTATTTTTTTATTATTTATTATTGATATTATACCTTTAATTATTTTATACAAAGATAGTGTAAATATTCCGAATATCAAAATATTTACACCATTACTTTATAATAAATAATTAATCTTCGGTGTCATAATCATCCAATAACCCATCAATTACTTCTTTAACACGGTCATTATTGAATAAAATTTCAATGTTACTATTCATTTTATTTTCACTAACCGAAGAATATTCAATAGTGTCAATAACAGTAACTACCAATTCTTTGAATTCATCACCTACATATGTTAATAGTTCGGTTAGCAATTCATTTGCACCTTCTGATGTTAATTCATCAAAATTTGTTTGTTCAATCTTTTCTTTCATAAATTTTTATTTTAAATTGTTTTTACTTTAAGTTTTACTTTACTTATATTTCTTTTTGTTTAAATAGTTTTATTTATTTTGTAATTAATGATGACTAATTCTAATTAATTGCATTTTATCTAAAATACCACCATGTTCCATAAACGTACCAAATGATGTATCATCAGCATATTCTACTTCAAGAAATTTATAACCTTGATATTTAGATTTAAATATTTCTTCAATATAATTATAAATCTTATCTGAAATGTCTTGAAGTTTTTCCCTTCTCAATTCATTTAAGTTTGTATATTTACTACGAAATATATCTTGGTCAATTTCTTTAGCTCTTTGCTGTCTGTATAATTCAGATGATTTTTTATCTGAATCATTTTCAATAGCATAAACTTTATCTTTCAAATCTTTATATTCTTTGTTATATTCAGAATCCTTAAATATCCCTTCTAAATCATCAATTGTATATTTTGATATACATGAAAATTCTTCTTCGAAAAGATTTTTTAAACTATCTACATCATATACAATTGAATTTTGAATTTCATGTAATAAGTCTTTTGCAATCATACCCAATGGATAAACTTCATCATCATAATTACTAACAAAATCACATTCTAATTGAAATTCACTGAACATAATTTTTTTCAATTCATCCAATGTAGTTGGTATATCTTTAAACATTAAGATAAAACTACTTGAACTACTGTTACTTACAAACCCATTTCTTATTTTCATTATTTATAATTTGTTATTAAATGTTCACGAAAGGAATTTAAAAAAAATTCACATATTACATCACTTTCTACTTTTTTATTATTTTCTAATTTACTTAAATTATATGACATTTCAACATCATTTTTATTGAAGAATCCATTTATTGATATGTAATTTATAAAATTATCAATCGTTTCATCTTTTATAAAGTCCTCTAATATATTATCATTAGGTTCTATTTTTAATTCATTATCATTTTTACCCAAATCATATGCTATTTTAATATCATTAATATTATAATAACTATTTTCTTTAATAAGATTTCCTATGCTTTCAAATGTATTCTTTAATGAAACATTTTCATTTTTATGTTTAAGTAAAAAAAATTTTACATCAATATATTCTTCCATATTATTTTTTCTTTTTTATATATCCACATATGGTACATTTATAAAAGTCATCAACCAAATTAGTACTATGATATTCATATGAATTTGAATCATCTTCATTTTTATGGTCACAATTATTTTGCAATGTAATCAATTCCCTTGTAATATTACTTAATCTTTTTTCTAAATTAATCCTTTCACTTTCAAGATTTTCAATTTCTTCTTTTAATATTTCTATTCTAAATGCTGTTGACATAATACATTATCATTTTTTTATTCGTTATCAATTTTTTCTTCATCACTTTCATAATTGATATTACAAATTTTACACCTATCATCAAAAATAGAATCATCAGTTATAATACCGTAGTATTTACACCCATTCCATTTTTTATTTATAACCTTATAGTATTTGCATGATTTTGTATAATATATAAATTTACCATCTTTACCATAATTTTTATTCTTTTCATCATCTGGTTTGTAACAATATTGTCCATATGGTATTACATCTTCATCATATTTATGACCAAAATAAAGTAAAACCTTTGACCAAAAAAGTCCTATTAAATTACCAAATCCTTTAATATAAAATATTAACATAACTTTATTGTATGATAGAAAACACCTAAAAGTAAACTTCTAAGTGTTTTCTATTTAATTAAAAATCTTCGTCATCTACATTATACTTCCTATTCCCATTGTAATCTTCATCACCGTCTTCATCAAAATCATCATTAGAATATAAATCTAATGGTGCTTCATCAAAATATTCGTCTTCATTTGGATACACATTCCAGGAATCTTCATCATAAAAATATCCAACTGAACTTAATTCTTCTAAAAGTTCAATTACATCTTCTTCCAATTTCCATTTAACGTTTTTATCGTTTTTTTCCCTGATTTCGTTCAAATCTTCCCTTAATTGAACCGCTAATCTTTCATTTGTTTTTGAATAACCCATACACATTCTTAATTTAAATTATTATTTATATTTTACAAAGATATTATTTTTATTTGAATAAACCAAATAATTTAATATAATTATTTCTTTTTTGTTTTGTTTTCTAATAAATACGTGTTATCAGGTGTTGTTATTGATATTCTACATTGATTCAATTCTGTCATGAGAATATTACCTAATTCCAACGCTTTCTTTATAATACCTTTCTTAGTATTAGGAAATCTTGGATAATTTATTAAACCAATGATTGCACCATCTTCAAACCCATTTACATAAAAATATTTGGTTGGTGTTACCGTAACACAATATTTAGCATCATTCACATATTTATTACAAATATTATAAATTTCATCAATTATATGTGTTAGTCCATCATAACCTTCTTTTAAACCAACCCATATTTGGGTATTATATGATTTTATTTTTTCCATTTTTATCACATCTTATTTTTTTAATTGCATTTATTCTATTATAGATAATAGATAATCTTTCACTTTCATCACGAAATTCTTTTTGTTTATCTTTTATATCGTTTTGTAACTTATTATATTCAATCACGTCTTCAACTGTTTCAAGTACAAATTCCGTATATGATATATCACTATCTTCTGATAGAACTGAATGTTTATTCATAAAATCATTAAGCTCATCATTAGATTTACGGATTTCTTTATTTATTTTTTTTCGTTCATCTATTATCATATTCTTGTTAAAATATCTTTGTTTTCAAAATAATTACCAACTACTTCAAAATCTTTCAACCATGTACTTAAATATGTCTTTTCGGGGTAGTCAGTGGTTGGATTATAAATCATATCATAACAACAAAGCTGCATAGAAGTCATGTCATATATTAATACTACACAATATGCTGCATCATCATATATAATTGTTGACATATCACCATACAAGAAAAAATCATTATCTTCTGCATTAAATGATTTTAAAATATCATCACTGAATATTTCAATACCATTCCTATCATGTAAACCAATAAATAAACTTACTGATTTTGGTTCAACTGAATATCGTGTTTCTTCACCACTATCACTATTCACTATTACAGGGTATTTACCACTGATTAATGAACCATACACCCAATCATTTCCATGTTTTCCCCTGAACTTATAAGTTTCCATCTTCCTTAATATTTATTGTTTCATCAAATGTAGTTCCAATAACTTCTAATTGTTCCCAATTAGTTGCTAAACAGCGGTCCATGCTTGCTATATAAAATCCAATATCTAATTCATCACTACCATATAACACAACACCTTCTGTGTCAGTATTATTTACAGTAAATTCACCAGGTATAAGTATCTTACTATTTTCAAATATTTCTACACCATTTTTATCATATACACCAGTAAATTGACTAATAGTGTCTTTTTCTACTTGTTTTCTAAAATTAAAAAGATTCAATCTATATTCTATTAAATATAAATCTTCTTCTGGATAACTTAGTAAATTACCTGTTATCCATTCACCTGTTTCTTTTACTCTACCTCTAAATATTATTGTTCTCATAATTAATGTGTTCCATCTGTTAATGATATACCATGTTTGATTCCTGAAATAAAATCTTCTAATTCATAACCAAGTTTATCTTTTTCAATATATTTACCTAAAATAATTCCTATTTCATTACCAATATCACTTAAATCACCATTATTATATGTTATACCTAATAATTGATTGACGATATCAATATTAATTTCTTTAAATTCATTCATAATATTAAACTATTTGCTTATATGTAATTTTTGCGTTATCTGAATCAGCATTCAACCCAACATATTTTAATTTTCTAATTAAAGATGGTTTATCATATAGTTTTAAAACTATTTCACCTTCTTCAAGTTTAGTCATTTTACTTGTGTATCTTTTACCAGTATAGGTATCTTCGAATACAAAATCTTTTATTTCATCTTTCATTATAGAATCTTTTTCTTTATTATAGTAGAAAGATTCTATAATGTTTTAATTACAATGTAAAAAGTTTACTATATTCAACACATTTAACCCATAAGTTTTCAAGTGTCAAAGGTGTACCATCTCTAAATGAATTATCTTTTCTGTATATACCATCGAGTAAATACTTAATTGTGTATTCTAAACCTCTTTCATCTTCACCTTTATGTAAGTCTATTTGTATTTTTTCAATAACACACATAATCCAATCCCATGAACTATGAAATTTAAGTAAAGTAAAATCGGGATTAATTAAACCCCTTAAATAACCATCAGCGATAGGATAATTATTATAAAGCATATTTGTTTCAACTGAATGTGGAAAATCCCATCTTTCACCAACACATTTAAGACTTGTATATCCTTCACGTTTTACATACTTACAATCTTTATAAAATTCGGCAATAAGTTTATTACCATCATTAATTTCTTGTTCTGTCATATTTATATTATTAAACTACTTTTGTATCAAAAAAAACTTCGAAATGATCTTTGGAACAACAACCAGCCATTTTTGATACAGAATTTATATCTTTCTTATCACAATATTTAAGTGATTCCGCTCTAAGTTTAATATTTTCTTTTTTTAAAGCTATTCTATATTCAAACATAGTTGTTTTAATCCATGAACCATGTGTATCAATTATTTCATTATGCGGTGATTTTAAGTGGTGCCAAACATAAACATTATCATTAACATTAAATTTATGTGTAAGTTCAAACATTTTTTTTGACATATATGCTTCCCTTTTTACCCAAAGTTCATTTCTTTCTTCGTTATCTTCAATTTTAAGGATTTCATCAGTTTGTAATTTTTTTGGAATATTAACTTGTTTAGATTGTGTTTTATAAACACTACCAACTAAAAATATTTCTTGAAAACGATAAGGCATTGCATAGAAACCAATAGGTGAAGGTGGGGAATGAAATGAATCCCCACCAAAACCTTTTTGTTTGGTAAGATGTAACCTACCAATCCGTACAAATATGTTATCTATTTTCTTTTTCATTTACAGTACTATTGGTTCAGCATCACAAAAAACAACTTCTTCTTTGTTAATTATTTTATTAAAAATTGGATATTCTATTTCGCTAATTAAAGAACGTTTAATAATTAAATTAGGATTTTTACGTGCTAAATGTTTAAGTGGTAATAATTCTAATTCAACTTCTGTGAATGCTCTTGATGTTACAACACGTTTAATATAAGTACCACGTTTGAATTTTACTTCTAAATTATTCCAATTAACACCCTTTTCGAGCATCATTTTATCTTGAACTTGATTACCATTCAAATTTTGTAATTCTGTGTGTGAAAACAAACTTTGTCCTAACATTGAAATACTATTTTTTGTTGCATCATTTTCCCTCCACAATAACTGAACACAAGCATCCTGTAAAGTAGGTGTTTGGTAAACACGACAGTCAAATATTGCTGTTTTATTGTGATTTGGTAATAATTCCATTCTTTTATCATTAAAAAATGAAACACATTTTGCTGTTAATTTTGATAATATTTTCTGTTTCTTACCATCATTATAAATTGATGATTTTCTATCAGAAGAATATAAAATAAGTGTAATTTCGTCACTTTGAGTATATCCAATTACAGCATTCGTTTCTTTAACTAAAAATTTAGTTGTTTCTACCATTAATTCTGTTAATCTTGAATCAAATGGTTTTTCTAAACCTTTAGTCCACTTACTAAAGTTATTACCATCTAATCGGATAATAACAGGTAAGGTTGGAATCATAATATCAGGTGAAAAGTTTTTTTCCAACCATTTACACCAATCACCTAATTTTTCGTAATCCATAATTTTATTTTTAAATATTTTTATTTCCTTCTTCTAATAATTCACTTCTATGTACACTTAAATAGGTAGAAATCCCTAATTTTATAGAATCTAAGTAAGTTTCTTCTATTGATTCTAAATCATAATACCCACCATCCCACACACGTGTTATTTTACATAAATAACTATTATGTTTTACAATTTTTATATCTGTAAAATATAATTCAGAATCTTTATAGCCATATCTTAATTTACTTGGATACCATCTAACATTATAAAATTCATCGGTATCGGAAAACATTCTATCTTCAACTATCCCAATACATTCATTAAATTCTTTAAAATGTTCTTCACTTTCAAGATTATCGTTGATATATAATTTAAGTTTAACAACATTTCCTGTTTCCATATTATTTTTTGTTAAGTTTATAATAATCTTTTAATTCTTGAAATGTTTTCATGTCTTTTTTAATAACACACATTTTTTTACCTTGAATTTGTCTTAATGACATACCATCTAATTCATCGTTTGAATAAAATTCATAATGGTCATTGTCAACTAATTTAAGATACTTTTCAGTATATAATTTTGAATCCATAAACCAATGGTCAACCGAAGAAGAATGTCCAATTGAACCAATTCCTTCGTCACCTGCTTCACCATCATAAATAAATTTACAATAGTCATACCAATCAATCAGTGGATTACCAGTAGCAAACAGTTTTACCCTTGAACCATATGAAATTTCAAGACATTTGTATGTAGATGCATCACCATCATCATAATTAACTGTCATAAACGCAATGTGGTTTTTAATTCTTACTTCTTCCATATTATTTTTATTTATACTGCAAATATACAACATTTTTTTGGATTATCAAAATATTTTATAATAAAAAACCGTTTACATGATAAAAATCACTTAAACGGTTAAAAACGAAAGGAGATGTTTTTATTAATCTAATCTTAGTGCATACCCACCATCAACATAATAGTCACATAAGTCCTTGTACGGTGCTTCTGTTTTATAGTTATAAAAAGTACCTTTACCCATTTCAATAGTGCAAGATACCTCACCTGAACGATGCATACGACTACTTGTTCCCATATCATGTATTTGATATCCTAATATACCATTATATCTATCATAATCAACACAAAAACATACCCAACCACTATTATCATCTTTCCAAACATCAAAACCCATTTTGAATGTTCCATCAGGGGGATTATTAGATTCTAAATCCATTGCTGAACATTCATAAGAAACAAAACATTCTTGTGAATCATACCCTAAATGTTTTAATTGTTTACTAAATATAGGTTCATATTTATCATATAACAGCTTGAATAAATCTTCACCGTCATATAACATACCTTCACCCCAATGCTTACTAATCCATGAAGGAACTAATGTTCTATGAAAATAATCATATTCATTTGATTGTAATCCCCTACATTCTTCCACTTGTGTACCAATTTTATCAACTTCCCACAAATCAACTGTATTATCTAACATAACCTTAAAATTCTTCAAGGTTTCAGATGCAGTACTAAAATCTACCATTTTTCCCATATTATTATATTAATTAAAGGTTATAGAATATTTGTTTCAATTCTTCAACTGAAACATCTTTTTTAAATTGTATAAGGGTACCTTGAATTAATCCAAGTAAAAACATATATCTCGTTGGTTCAGACCAATGTATGATTTGAAGTTTATCTAAAAGAATTTTCAAATCAGAACCTGATTTTGCATCAATTACACCATCAATGATTTCTTTATATACTTCTTTTTCTTTTTCATGTGTAAGATAAATCCTACCATCTGTGGTTTTTAACCATTTTACAAATTCTTTAAATGGGTTTTTCATATATTTATGTTTTATTTATTGTGCAAATATAATACAAAAAAATGACATACCAAAATATTTTTTATATTTTTATGAAATTTTCTTCTTTTATTTCTATTACTTCGTTTACATATTCATAAACTTCATCATCATCTTTGTCATTAGCATTTTCTAAAAGAAATTTATCTAACTGTTCTTCGGATGGTATTTCTTCTGATTCAACAAAATAAGTATATTGGTCAGAACTTTCACTGCTTGTTATTATTACAAATTTTTTCATATGTTATAGTTTAAATGTTATATGCGGTGTTGTAGTAAAAATATCTATCCAATTCCAATCAGGATAAATAACAAAGACAATAATATAAATTATTGTAAAAAGAAAACAAAGAAACCATCCAACTAAAGCACCAATTTCTTCGGTAAATTCACCATTAGACCCCCATTTAAGTAAGTACCAAAAGATAACCAAACAAGGGAAATACATAAAAAAGTCAAGTACATGCATATTATTTTATTTAAATTGTTTTTCAATATAGTAATCGTCTATTATTTTATGGATGATATTTACACCTCGTTCCGCTAAAGCATCTTCTCTTTCACCCAAAAAATATAATTCTTTATTCAACATTATATTTACATAACATGTATTTACATAAGATAAAAACTGTCTTGCTTTAGCTCTTTCATCTAACTTAGAAAAATCTATACTATCCATAAATTTTTTTACATTTTCATTTACATATAAGTCAAATAAGTCATCATCTAATCTCAATGATTCTTCCATTATACTCTTACCAATCACATATTCTTCATATGTTAATTCCATATTATTCTTCTTTATTTTTTGCTTTCATCCGTTCAAGGATTTCGGTTATTTTATCTTTTCTTTGTTTTACTATTGAAACTTCTGATTCTAACCATGTTATATCAGCAGTATTTTTAATTGAACAAAATTGTTCTTTTGTTAAGGTTTTAACCCAGTTATATTGTCCATGATCAAATCCCGATAAAATTTCTACTTTATCTAATTTAATTTTAGATTGTCCGTTTGTATACCTATCAATTTCAGTCACATATATACATGTATTATATATTGTACCAGGTTTATCACGAGCTTCTTCTGATACTAATGTTTTTTTACCCGAATAATAACCAACACGTTTATCACTTAAAATTTCATCTTTTAAAATATTAAATGAATTTTTTAAAATTTCGTTTTCATTTTCTAATTTAGTAAAATTATATTCTTTTTCTTCTTTTAAATATTTATTTCTTGAATACAATGATAAAAAAATTACACTAAGTGTTAAGAATATACAAGTCGTAATGCTTAAAAAAATTATCATATTTATTATTTTTATTAATTAATATTTTTTTTATTAAAAATATTTGAAATTGATTCTTTTAATCTTTCTGTTGTTTTTTCAGAACCATCTTCATATCCATATTCATAACCTTCTTTTATACTAAATGCACATTGATAGTTTACCCAAGCAAATATTTTACATTTATCTTCATCATCTGTTATACCAAGTTGCCTAAACAAATCCCTATCAGTTGAAATAGCATAACTATCTACTAAGTTATCTTTTAAAAGTTTTATTTCTTTATTTAATTTATCTTTCATAATATTTAACACATGTTTTCAATTTCATCTTGCAATAAGAATATATGTTCTTTTAACCATAAAATATCATTAAAATGTTCTGACCAATTATCAGTGTAAGATTGAATCATTTTATTTATTCTATTTTTCTGTCCATCACCCGATTTTTTCCAAATATCTTTATGTAAAAAATTCATATACCAATATGAATAACCCACTTCTTTAAAAAAAATATCTCGTAATTTCTGTGCATCATCGGGTAAATATTTAAATGTTTCAGGATTATCTAAATCACATTCACCACCAAAAGGACTACATATATGTATTCGCATATTTATTTTTTTATTTTATAATTTACTTCTATTTTATTTTCTACATCTTTTATATAAAACATAGTATCTTTATTTACTTTATATAATTCAAATGAAAATAACATATCTTTAGTTTTATAATATGTTATTTTTACATTTTCACAATAATCATAATATTCTTTTTTATTAAATTTATAAGTTATTGTATCTTTTAGTATAAAAATTATTTCCTTTTTTTTACCGTTAATTAAAATATAACCATCAACTTTTTGATATGGTTGCCAACCATTAATTTGAGTATGAGAAGCCATTTCTGGGTTAGTAATCTTAACACTAACACTATCAAGTGTATACCTATCAGTTGAAAATAAATTTAAAACAAATCCAAATGATATAATCAAAATAAATGCAATTTTTTTAATAGTCATAATTTTATTATTTTATTTTTTTATAATATTAAATTCTATATTATTTCTTAATGGACACCATGTAGGTGTTTTATCAGCAACTTCAATTGCATCCCTTAATTCTTCACACTTACATTGTGATTGGTCAAGTACAGCTTCTGTGCCATCGTCATTATAATATTCAAAATTAGAACAATAATCACATTCAACCTCATTATCATATGAACAATATGCATCAATACTTGAATCTTTATATAATTCTTTATTAATATCAGTACCCTTATAGTTATAGTTTAAAAATCTTGATATAACACAGTGTACATAAGTATCAAAACCAATTGATTCTGAATCATATTCTGTTTCACAAAAAGGACAATCACCACACCCTGTTACTTTTATTTCCATATTATTTGTTTGTTACTAAGTCAATTGTTTTGACATATTTATTTTTATCTTTAATTTTAAAATATTCTAAATTACACATATCAAGCGCATCATCATAATTATAAAAAGATTTTTTATAATATTCATCTTTAGATTCTTTAAAAATAATTTTTGCTTCATATTTTAATGATTTGTTAATTTCATTAATTTTTCTACCCACCTTTAATATCATATGCTATAAATTATTTTTCCGTGTCATGTTTTGTTAAGTCTTCTTTTACCCTTGCGTAAATTGTATTCAATGAATACTTTACATTAGAAAAAATTCGTTTTTTCAATTCTTGTCTACGCTTTTCAACATGACCATCAAAAATATTTAAAATTATACTATGTGTTTTTTCACACATTGCAATATTATAATGATACGTATGGTTTACAATATCAATAGACCTATCATTTATGATAATATCCATTTCCAACTTTTCATTAATAACATACCGTTCCCATGTTTTAGGACAAAGTAATAATTCTGACCGCTTATTGCGGATTAGACACTTACAAATTGAAATTGCTTCTTTTTCGTCTTGACTTCGTGGAATGTAATCATTCTTAGTCATGTTCTTTTTTGAAGAAATAATTTGTTTCTGTAAGTATCGTCTTACGTTATGCTTAATCTTTTCAAGATTCGATAACTTAATAACTTCAATAATGGATTTTTTATCACCCACTACTAATTCTACTTTTTCCCTTTTCATTTTAAATTGTTTTAAAAGTTATAATTATATTATATTTTCATTATAGATAAAAGTTTGATATATTATCTTACTAAACTCTTATTAAGTGTTAAACTATTTTAAATACGAAAGCATTTCTTCAAACCTCCAAAAAATTCGCATCATACCTTCTGATTTATCAATAAATCCTACCCAATCAATTTCATGCTTATCAAAATTCTTTTTATTTATTCTTATTTTTTCTGTTGGATATACTAAAAAATAAGTTACTGTTTTATACAATGTTCCATCTTCGTCTGTATAATTTATTACATGCGGGGTTTTGTCGATGATATTTATATCTATGTCAATACCAGTTTCTTCTTTGGTTTCCCTAATTGCTGCTTCTAAATATGTTTCATCCTTCATTAACTTACCCTTTGGGATTGTGTAAGTACCGTATTTTAAACGTTTTTTAACAGGGTGTGCTAAAAGCATTTTATTATTTTGAATAATAAGTAATCCTGCTGATTCTACTATTTTCATTTTTATTCTTATATATTAAGAAAATTAGGGTTTGTTTAAGAATTTATTTATTAGAAAAATTCAGAAGCATCAACATAATTAAAACCACATCTTTTAGCAAATGTTTTATCACTTGTTAAGTCACCAACCATTGTACATTGTGATGGGTTAAGTTTATATTTTTCAATGAACTCAACACCAAATCCAACACCTGGTTTTCTACAATAACAAGTTATAGGTGGAACTGAATGACCACAATACTTATAATCAATATTAATACCTAACATTTCATTTGTTTTTTCAAAACAAGCTATTGCAGTCGCATGTGTTAATAATCCTTTTGCAACACCACTTTGATTTGAAACACCAAGTAAAATATATCCTTGATTTTGTAATTCTAAAAGTTTTTCTATTCGACCAGGTATTATTTCTATATCACTTATATCAGTTGGGTAATGACCACCACTTTTAGTTATTCTTAATGTACCATCATAATCAAATAAAATAGCTTTATTTGTATATTCTGATGGATTACGTTTAAAAGGTATTTTTTCTATATTATCAATCCCTTCTGAAAGTTCGGGTGCTTCAAACCCTTTATTCATTTTATAAAGTGCAGCAATTGGAAACATATGAGGGTCTTTAACGTTAGAATAATCACTCAATTCCGTAAATAATTTACCATATTTTTTTACCATTCGTGTAACAGCATTAAACATACAATCTTCAATCTTTGTTGTAAAATAAAGACATGTTACATCGTAATTATATTTTTTTGCTAATAGAATAACTTCTTCACGTGATATCTTTGTGGAATAGGTACCATCTAAAACAATATCTGCACCGTCTATCATTAATTGTTCAAGTTTTTTATTAAGTGAACTTAACGTTCCACCTTCTATATCTCTTGAAAGTAATACATAATTATAATCAACATATGATTCAACAATACTGGATTTACCTGCTGCGGGTAACCCACAAGTCATAACTAATCTTTTTTCGTCTTCCATTTTTTTATAAAACATTAATTTTGTTAAGTAATATATTTTCTTTTATCTTCAATAATTTAAATAATCGTTTGTTCGCATCTTGGTAATATACTATTTCATTACGTAAAACAGGATGCAACGTATATGATAAAATATTATCATTCAATGAATTATAGTTACTAAAAAAATCATTATATTTAGTTAGTATATCCACCACGATGTCAGTTTTGGTAGGTGTTGTGAAATCATCAGTCCAATTCTTTTTTGAAAAATAACACAAATAAAAAGTAAAGTAATAAATATCAAAATTTTTATCAGTAGTTATTATCCCCCAGCGTTTAATTGATGCATTAAAATTTGTAGCAAAAGATAAATCATTATTACAAGTTTGAATACAGTGTTCTATACAATCACATTTATTCGGACTTTCATTAAAGTATAAGTTATATTTTTCTTCAATATAACTTATATGTGATTGATAATTATTATCAGATCTCATGATAAGATAATAACTCAATAAATTTATTACTTGTGTAGTCTTCATATTTATATTTTGTACAAAGATACAACAAATAAAACAAAAAAACAAGTAAATGCTGATTTATTTACTTGTTTTTTTGTTTTATATATTTTTGTATTTTCTATGATTTTTACTATCAAACATACGTAATTGACCTGTTTTTTTATCGAGTGCTCTTTTATCATCAAAGAAATAAACATTATTACCATCTTTAAAAATAGAATCTTTATCCCAAACTATATGTTTTATTATATTATAATTAGTATCATTTAATTTCGCAGTAACAAAATAATTACTACATTCTTCTTCACCAAAATAATAAGTATTAATACCTACTACATATTCAAAGGTGTCACTGTTTTCTTGTCCTCTTGATTCTGTTGGTGCTTTTTCTTTACATTCTTCAAAAGTATCGAAATCAGCATCTAAGAATACATCTACTATATCAGAATCTAAAATATAATCTTCATTATAATCCACATATGAAGATTTATAAATTTCAACATAAGCATCATGGTATTCACTCCAATGCATATTATCATCAATATAATCTTGTGTTGCATATATATCAGAACCTTCAAATGTTTCAATTGCATCATCGTCTGTTCTATATTCACCACCTAATTCACACCATTGTAAATTATCATTATCAATCCAGTCATCATAAAAATCAACATAAGTTTCCCCATAATGGTCATCGTCATCATCGTAACCATTATATTTTTCATAATCATCACCTTGTGTTCCATCTAATCTAAAATATTCATCATCAGTTTTTGAATCTATATAATCTTTCTGATTAGATACGGTTTCTATTTCAGGTGAATAATATTTCATTGTATCGCAATATGGGTATTCGTCATTTTCTGTAACTGTTTCACGTGTTACAAGAAGTATTTTACCTAAATTTTCATCTGTTTTCCCATCCATGATGAATTCATCTTCATCCATGTTCTGTTTAAACTTGTATAACCATTCATTTTTAGAAGCATAATTTTTAAATAATTCAACTGCATTTTCATTAGTAGTATAAATTCTATCCATAAATGTTCTATCAGGTGTTGCTAATTTCCATACAATTGCTCTACCTGTTATTTTAGTTCTATCAGAACCATGTAATATAAGTAAACTAACATCTTCGTTTTTAGCATAAAATTCTAAATAACTTTGACACCTATCATAACGCATACAAGAACCACCTAAACTACCAACTTCTTCTTCGTAATGTGTTCCAAGATACCAATATTTAATATCTTCACCACTAACTAATTCAAAATCATTACTTTCACCCTTAGCTCTATAACCATAAACCATGTTAACAAATGAAGTAACATCATTACCTTCATCACCAGCATTTACAAATTTTTTATCAAAAATTTTTGTAATAAATGCACCTACTTTAATAGGTGTTCTTGATTTTTTCCAATAATCTAAGTTCATATCACCATCAGAAGGTGTTTTTTCCTTTAAAGTATTTTTAACTGTTTCATAATCTAATGAGTTTAATCTTTTACCATCATAATATTTAAGTATATTATCATATACTTTATTTGAATTAACAAATGTAAATCTTTTAAAAATAACATCATCTTCATCATTAGGTGAAAATTCTTTAGTATCAAAATCAATAAACGTCATTTTACTATCACTTCTTTCAGTATCTAATTTTAATAGTTCTGTTGCAATTGGATGATTTATTTCATTTAATAATTTTCTGAGTCTTTCACTTAATATAAATGGTAATTCACTTACCTTAACATTTTCTAATAACAGTTGAAATAAATGTTCACTATATCCTTCTAATAAATTCATTTTATAATTTTTATTTTTTCAATATAGTATATATTAAATTATATAAACAAAAAAGGGTTGAATAATCAACCCTTTTGTTATATTGGACAACCATAAAATTCTTCTTCTGATTTTTTACAAACTATTGTCCATCCATCATCTGAAACTTCTATTTTATTATCACTATCATTCCCAAAACCCCACCAGCAAGTACACCAATCATATAATGTATTATATAAATCTTTTAGATAATCATGTCTTTCTTTATCGGTATCAAAAAATTTTGATAACCCATATCCAAGTTTATCATTATGTGGTAATATAAGTCCACCGTCAAATAAACCACCAAGTTTTTTATTTTTTATACATTTTATATATAATTTATCACCTTTAAATCTAATATATTCACCTAATAATTCACATGGTTCATACCGTTCATCCTTAACTAATACAGTAATCTTAACCATATAAGATAATAGTTTAACATCCATCATAGTTGGAATATCATCAGTAAATAAATCAATCTTTAATTTTAATTTTGTATGCATATTATTTTATTTTTCACAAAGATAATATAAAAAAACGAATTATCATAATATTTTTATTGAAGTTTAACTTTTTTAATGTAAAGTTCGCTTGGAAATTCACCCAATACAAATAATGTAACATCACATAACCAAATACTTAAATTTATTTCTAAATCATTATATGTTTTTATAAAATAATATGCACCTTCTGATGGACCACCTTGACACTGTAAATCTTCTTCTGCACAAATGCATCTACGTTCTAACATATTAGAACCTTCAAATGGTTTAGTTGAAAACGAACATGATACACTATCAGTATATTTAGAAACAATATCTAATAATTCATTAGCACCCCAAACCATTTCTAAGTCTGCTTTATCACCTTCCCATTCAGGTAGGGTGATATACCATTTTGTATCTTCTTTATAGAAATTTAAATTATTCATAACTATTCATTTTTTTTTCATTATATTCTTTTTCAACACATTCCAACAAATTTTTCAATGTTGTATTTTTAAAAGTTTGTCTAATATATATACTTGTATAGTATTCTTTTAATTCATCTAATGTTGAATGATACCAACAATAATCACATGTTGCAAATATACCATTATATTCATCATAATGCACGGTTTTTTCTTTACACTGATTCCAAGGTAATCCACATTTTTTACATGTACCATAACCAGGATTCATAAATCTTAATAAACCAGAAACAAATTTTGTTCTTTTAAAATTATCCATAAATTTTTCTTGTTTACACAAAATATCATATCTAACAGAATAATATTTTCTTTCTATGTTTCTATTTTTCATATATTAAATTATTTTATTAATGTACAAAGATATGTCAAATAAATTAAACTACCAAATATTTATTTTATAAATGAAAAAATATGTGCAATTGAATCTACTGTCCACCCCATTCCTAACATTCTTGTTCTTTGGTTATCACTAACACATGATGTATAACCAAGTGGAACAGTTTGTAATTTTTCACATTCTGTTGGTGTTAACCAACGATATTCAACTTGGTCTAATGACCTACGTGGTCCTTTATTTTTAACAACTACATTATCCTTTCTAACAGTTGTCAAACAATTAGATTTATTATCACTCCTACATTCAATATATTGCTTAATAGGTATTTCCCTGTTATAATCACTTCTTGAATTTTTATCGGGATCAATTCGTCTACCACGCATTGCACCACAAAACCAACCTTCACCAACAACATCAGTTATAGTTATATTTCTATCTTCTGGTACCGTCACATCGGGTATATTAGTCCAATAGAACCGTTTTCTTTCTTGTGCTGACACTAATCTACTATTAATATAAATCGGTTCAACACCTAACGTTTCTGTTATTATATTCTTCCACTTATCAACCATCCGTACATTTTCTAAAAGAAAATAAGTTGGTTTAACTTCCTTCAATAATCTTACGTATTCCCAAAACAAAAAAGATTCACCTTCAAATTCAAACCCATCTTCTTTTAATTGTAGATAAGTTTCTAAATCAGTTATTTCTATTTTATCTTTTGTTACCATTCCTATTCTTTTACCAGCGAAAGAAAAATCTGTACATGGACTACCACCAATTAGTAAATCAATCTTAGGTAAGTTAGTTGAATCCAACTTAGTTACATCACCTAATTGTATTGTATTTGGGTAGTTTGTTTGTGTAACTTTCATAGCAAACTTATCAATTTCTGCTGCAAAATAGTTATCGTATTTAATACCCACCCTATTTAGTGCAATTTGACCATTTGACATTCCATCAAATAAACTTAATATATTCATTATAATTCTATGTTTTTAAAAATATGTGCAATAACATCAACAGTCCAACCATTTCCTAATGCGTTCATGCTATGTCCGTAACTTACACATTGCGTATAACCTTCTGGTACTGTCTGTAATTTTTCTAATTCTGAAACAGTTAATATTCTAAAATCATATTTCCCATTTGGTACTTTAGTATTAAACCTAAAAACTTCATTTGGATTTTTACCTTTTGCAAAGGACATATTAATTTTACCTTCTTTAACTTCATATTTACCATTTTCATTTGGTATATAAACGACATTAGATTGACTTTTTTTAAAGTAATCCCTTAATGTACCAGCATGTAATGTTAAACAGTATGCTTTATCTTTGTCTGTTATACCATCATTCAAAATACTTTGTAATGTAATACCTTTATCTTCGGGTACTGTTACATTAGGTATATTAGTCCAATATAACCGTTTTCTGTTTTGTGCTGATACTACATTTGAATTTATTAATATTGGTTCAACACCTAAATATTGTGTTATTATATTTTCATATTCTTTATTCATAACAACATTTTCCAAAAGAAAATATTTAGGTTTTAATTCATCTTTAAGTCTAATGAATTCAAAAAATAATTTACTACGTGGATCTTCAAAATTTAACTGTTTACCCGCAAAAGAAAATCCCTGACATGGCGAGCCCCCAATTAATAGATCAATTGTAGGTAAATTACATCCTTCGATTTTAGTTACATCACCCAATTGTACGGTATTTGGATAATTAGTTTGTGTGATAAACATTGCATCTTGATTTATTTCTGCTGCAAAATACTTATCATATTTAATACCTACTCTATTCAATGCGATTTGACCGCATGATTGACCATCAAATAAACTTAATACATTCATGTTTAATTATATTTTTATATGTGAAAAAATATGTGCTATAACATCGACAGTCCAACCATTACCAAGCATTTTATATCTACCTGTTGTTGATACAGCTTTAGTATAGTTATCAGGAACAGTTTGAAGACGTTCACATTCAATTACACTTAATCTACGTAACCTTAAAGGACCTGCTTTAGTATCTTCTATAATATTACAACTACCACCTGCATTATTACCACCACTTGCACTTAATGAACTTCCTTTACAATAAGGTGAAAAAACCCTATCACCTTGATGTACTGATAATTTTCCAATGACACAACTTTTTGTTTTATCCATCACAAAACTTCGGTTAATCATATAACGTTCATATAATTTTTCAGCTAAAAATAATTTTTCGTCTGGTTCATCTTCAAGAATATCTTCAAGATGAATATTTTTATTTTCGGGAAGTTGAACATTTGGTATATTAGTCCAATACAAACGTTTTCTATCTTGTGCTGATACCGATGCACTGTTAATGAAAATAGGTTTAACACCCAATGTTTCAGAAATAATATTTTCCCATTTCTTAACCATCACAACATTTTCCAAAAGAAAATATTTTGGTTTAACTTCTTTTAGTAATCGTACATATTCCCAAAATAGAAATGATTGACCTTTAAAAGTAAATCCTTCACCTTTTAATTTTAGATATGTTTCTAAATCTGTTACTTCAACATCCGATTCTTCTGTAACCATACCATATCTTTTTCCCGCAAAAGAAAAATTAGTACACGGACTACCACCGAACATTAAATCAATTTTAGGTAAAGTATACCCATCAACTTTCATAACATCACCAATTTGCTTGGTCTTAGGGTAATTATCTTGGGTAACTAATATCGCATTTGTATCTATTTCAGATGCAAAATACGTATCATATTTAATACCTAATCTGTTCAATGCGATTTGACCGCATGACTGACCATCAAATAAACTTAATACATTCATTATTTATATTTTAATTTGTTATTCTACTATTGATTCTTGAATTTCTATGACTTTCGGAATATCCAAACTAATTTCAGCACAAGATGTAACCTTTTCATATGATTTAACCTTTACTTTTATTAATTCATTTGCGTGTTTTAAATCAGTTGCTATTACTAAATAACTACCACCACACATTTCCCATCTATCACCAGTCGTTGTTGTATATAAAAATATTTTCATTTTATTTATATTTTAATTTGCTACTTAATAGTTGTATATCAGTATATGCAACACACATACTATCTATAACTTTCAATTCGTTTTCATCTGTAACTTTTTCTTCTAAAAAAGTTTTTAGATATTCTAATCTATCAATTAATGTTGATACATCTTCGACCATTTTATCTTTATATAAACCCATAATTTTATTATTTTTTACAAAGATAGTATAAAATTTTTAATTATCAAAATGTTTTTGGTAAAAAACTAAAGATATGTGCAACTGATTCAGCAGTCCATCCATTTCCTAACATTTTTCTACGTTGTGTTTTACTTACACATTTAGTATAATTATCAGGTAAAGTTTGTAATCTTTCGAATTCTACACAGCTCATAAACCTTAAACCATCTTCATCTTGATACACATGGTCTTTCATATTTTTATAGCATGTTGCTACAATACATTCCGCTTTTTCTGTTTCAGGTGTATTAAACATTTTAGAAACAAATCCTTTTTTCATTCTACCTGCAATATAATTTACACGTGCTTCTGTTGGTATTTCTAAATCTAATAGTGAATCAGTCCTTGGAATTAATATATCCTTCAATAATATACCCCTATCTTCTGGTACTGTTACATTAGGTATGTTAGTCCAATATAATCTTGTTCTTTTTTGTGCGGAAACTAAACGTGAATCAATTTTAATTGGTTCTACACCCAATGTATCTGAAATTACTTTTTTCCATTTTGCAGACATTCTTACATTTTCAAGTAAAAAATAAGTGGGTTTAACTTCTTTCATTATTCTAATATATTCCCAAAACAAATAACTTTGTCCAGTGAATTCAAACCCATCTGCTTTTAAACGAAGATAAGTATCCAAATCAGTAATTTCTATCTTATCAGTAGTTATCATACCCCTTGCACGTCCAGCAAAAGAAAAATCAGTACATGGACTACCACCTATCATTAAATCAATCTTAGGTAAAGTATAACCATTTACTTCTTTAACATCACCTATTTCAATCGTATTAGGGTGATTATCTTTAGTAACCATAATAGCATATTTATCTATTTCAGATGCACGATAACTATCATAATTTATACCTGCTTTTTTTAAAGCTACTTGTCCAACCGACATCCCATCAAATAAACTTAGTACATTCATTTTTATTATTATTTTAATTGTTTACATCATATAGTTTTTTAAATGATAAAAGTTTGATGTTTGTAAAAAAAAATATCCATATCGTTGTTGATATGGATATTTTTTTATAATTTTATTTTAATAAAACTTTTTTCGGGGAAATAACCTGATTCAATAAAATCATATTTACTATCACAATAAACTAATAATAGACCTGGTTGATCCACTGAATTTCGTCTATATAAGTATATATCTTCAACACTATCATCAAACATAACATTATATCTAAATGATTCACAAACTGTTTTTAAATCATATTTTTTATAATTTTCTTTTGACACTAACATATTGGTACATGGACCTATTCTACTATCAACAGCAATTAAAGCATTACATGCAGCTACCTTTGAATATAGTTTTCTACTATCAACATCATTAACAGTTAAACGTGTTTTTACTGATTCATCTAAACTATCATAATGTATTGATGATAATTTAATTATTCTTCCAACCAACAACTTTTTTACCTTTCTTTTATTTGTCTGTGTTAATACACATACTTTTGTGAAAACATAAGGTGGTGAAATGCTATTAATTTCTGTTCCATCATATTTAAAATCAACATAAATTAATTCACATCTTTCAGAATCACTTTCTTTAACACATACATACTTACTAAATTTTTCCATATATTTATTTATTTATTATATCTTAAAAATGAATTATAAGTAATCATAATACATTCAACTTTTCCTATAAAATCTTTTATTTCACTTCTACCACAATAACTCATATTACTTTTTAAGTAATCATTAAAGTTTTTTATCCATCCAGGTAATGTATTTTCTACTTTGTTATATTTAACAATACCTTCTGATGTTTTAAGAATATCATTACCAAGTAATCGTTGTACTTCCTTAGTACTCATACCTTTATATTGTTTATAAACATCTATACCATTTTTATATTTATCTACTGCTTCTTCTTTTGATATTTTAATATATGATACTTGTGTTTGTGTATCATCAAGAAAATAACATTCACCAGCACTTTCTATTGTTTTATTTAAAAGTCCACCGAGCATAACATAATCTGCACCAAGTGCAAGTGCTTTAATAGCATCAGAATATTTTTTAATACCACCATCAGCAATAATCTTTGCGGGTTTTCTTACTGTTAATGATTCTTTGTATGTATCTGCAATCAAAGATGCCATTGGATAACCAATTGCACTTTGTTCGGTTGTTAAACAAGCAGAACCATTCCCAATTCCAAGACGAATATAATCAGCACCAGCATCAGAAAGAACTGTATATGTACGTGGATTTGCAATATTACCACACATTATTATTAAATTTTCACCGTATTTAAGTTTACCTTTTTTAACTGCTTTTACCAATTTAATCATATGAGCATTAGCAATATCAATAAGAATATATGCTTTATTATTTTCTGTTATATTTAATTCATCACCTTCTATTAAAATATTAATAAATTCATCTAATCCTAATGCAATAAACTTTTTAGGATTATTAGTTACTAAGTCGTTTAAATTATATTCACTTTTACGAGGTATAATAGAATAAACACCATTTTCATTAAAAAGTTCACTATTTTCTTCATTAACTACATCAATCATAGGTGCAGTGAATATTGGTAGCATACCATTTTCATCTAAAATATTAATCACTTTACGATGTTCAATATATGATACCACAGCAGGTGCTATTAAAATATCATTAAAATCAAACTTCACTTCCATCTTTACTTCCATATTTCTTATTATTTATTATTTATATACTTATTATATCGTAGATTTAAGTATTTGTTTAAAATTCTTTCACTATTATTTATTTAACCCCAAAATTCATCATCAATACTTACAACTTCAATATTCACTTTAAGAATAGCATCAGTAAATTTTACAATATTTTTCGGTTCATATTTTATATCTACTTCTTCCATGTTATTCATATTATATTCAATAATTCTTCTTTCTGTCAACGGTTGAACAAAAACCTTTTTTTTATTATATTGTTCATTACTTCCTATGTGTTTTAATAAACTGTGATATGCACTCTTTTTTGTTTTATATTTTTTAGCAAATTGATAATTTTCTGTAAAATTCCATTTAGGTGTGTTTTGCTTTTCTGCATAATACCCACAATCTTCTATATATATGATATAGCTATCCACTACATCAACAATCCGTTCTTCCATTAATATTCCCCATTATTTTTTTTATTTTAATATCTCTATCTAACATTACTTTAACTTCTTCAATTGCATTACCTAATAGTTCTAATGAAGCAATTTCATATTTTAAATCATCATTAAAATCTTCTTTTCTTAAAGTGTTTTTCAATATTAGTTCAATATTAGTTCTTTCCATATTTTTTTATTATTCTTTTTAATTTTAAACTTCTTAACTTTAGTATATAAGTTGGGTCAAGTTGTGACATAGCTTTTTGATACATTAGTGTATGAAATTTAATATCAAAATCTTCTATATTTTTAATATAATCATTTATGAACATAATCATAAATTGTTCATTAAAAATACATAGTTCTTCTTCAAACCATTTTCTTAAAGCTGAATTTTTATTGGTTAAATCTAACATAGTTATTCCAAGTGATAAAATACCTTCTTCTGATGACATACCAACATTGTCATTTAGATACCACCAAACTTTAGGTAATTTAAAAAACGCTGCTGTTTCGAACAGCGTTTTTGGAAATTCATATTGATTTATTTTCATAATTATTTTTTTCCTGTGTGTCCAAATCCACCACTACCACGAAGTGTTTCACCTAATTCTTCAACTGATGTTACTTCAATCCAATTTGCTTGTCTTACTTCATTTAAAACACCTTGTGCAAGTCTTTCACCATCCTTAATTAAGAATTCTTTATTACTTGTGTTAATAAGAATTAAGCAAACTTCACCTCTATAATCTGAATCAATTGTACCTGGTGAATTTAATACCGTAATTCCATGATTTAATGCTAAACCGCTACGTGGTCTAATTTGTAGTTCATAACCATCAGGTACTGCTACAAATAATCCAGTTGGTATTAATATTCTACCACCATTACCTTGTAATGTAACAATATTTGTTTCACTATCAAATACAAAAGTTGTTTTATCCCCACCAAAATTACCATCTACTACATGTGAAAAATCAGCTCTAATATCTGCACCCGCAGAAAATTCTGTCTGATAATTTGGAATTTCATTATTACTCTTATTAAAAATCTTTACTTTTTTCTTATACATTTTTTTATTTTTATTTTTATTTTATATTTTCAATGTCTTCTTTTGTTAAATTTACATATTTTCCTATTTCTTTAAGTGCTTCTATTTCTGTTATTTCTTTATTTATAAAATTAACCATAGTTTTTCTTATAAAACCTAAAGTTTCTACTTTATCTATTGATAAATTTATTGGTTTTTCTAACATATTTTTATTTTTGTTTATTTACCAACAATCATAGTCAGTTGCATCAAGTTTATCACCAAGTAAATTATCAATGACAGTTACACCCATTCCCACACTATTAGGTGAAAAACAATACGTAAACCTACCACCAATTGTAGTTACTTTTTCTTTCTTTTTCTTTTGTTCTTCAATCCATATATTAATAGATTGTTCTTCTTTTTCCGTTAAATCAAATTTAATCATTTTTCTTTGTTTTTATAGTTTCTAAAATATTTATTATAAATAATGATGTTACTAACCCAAAAGGTATAACCCATATTATTATATCCAAAAATATTAAAAAGTTATTAGTTTTATTATATTTTTTGAAATATAAATATTGAACAGGTAATAACTGTCCAAATTCAATTCTTCTTTTAAACTTAAATCTTTTTATTATTTTCATATTTCATTGTAGTACATAAAATAAATAATGTTTTACTTGTGTATGTAATTTTTTTTACTTATCTTTGCTGAAATTTAAAATTAATAATGATAAAATATAAAATCTTACAAAAGAAAAAATCATGTGGTATGTATGGTATGTATAAACTTAATTCTAATATTGAATTATTTAATGGATACACATATGAAAAGTACGGTGAACATCTATTGTTTACTGCTTTTTTAGTTTATATATCTAATAGATTTCATAGAAGATTTAGTTTCAAAAAGATAGAGGTTGCAATACATCAAAGAGGTAATATTAATGTTGATTTACCATATTACAAACGTGATGGTCTACCATATTATGAAGAAGATGGTTTACCAACTGATGTATTTAGGTATGATATAAATCTTTTAATTCTTGATGATGAAAAAAAAATATTATACATATTAGATGATATTGAAGAAAAAAATATAATAGAAAGACAAATTAAAATTAATAAAATATTAAAAAGATGAAAAAAATAGTAGTATTTACAGGTGCAGGATTGGATGCTGAAAGTGGAATTAAAACTTTCAGGGATTCATCGGGTATGTGGGAAGAATACAATGTTAAAGACGTTGCAACTCTTACTGGTTGGAGGATGAATAAACAATTAGTATTAGACTTCTATAATGAACGTCATAAACAAATGTATGCAGCACAACCAAATGAAGCACATTATTTTCTCGCTGAATTAGAAAAAGAATATGATGTATATCATGTAACACAAAATGTTTCAGATTTACTTGAAAGAGGTGGATGTACAAAGGTATTACATCTTCATGGTGAACTTACAAAGAAACGTTCATATACGACAGGTAAGGTTTTTGATTGGTTGGAAGATGAAGTTTTAACACTTCAAACAACATGTCCTGATGGATGGTTGTTGAGACCACATATAGTTTGGTTTGAAGAACAAGTTCCTAATATGGGAATAGCTGAAAAACTTGCACAAGAAGCTGATATATTGGTTGTCATAGGAACTTCTTTGAAAGTTTACCCAGCAGCAAATTTAGTATTTTGTGCTAATACTGATATACCTGTTTTTTATATTGATCCAAAATATTTAGAAGTAGGTGTTGATTTTCCACAATTTGATAATTTCACACAAATAAAAGAAACAGCAACTAATGGTGTAAAAATTTTAAAAGATTATTTAGATAATATGTAAAATAATTTATTATGAAAACAATTAAATTAATGAAGTCAGAAATTATTGAAAAAATAATTAAAAACGATTTATCGAAAAAACATTTATTGTTATTATCTGAATATGTCGATAATATGCTTCGTGATAATATAGTGGAAACTATAACATCATTTGATGATTATTTAAACGAATTAGATTATGGTGATATTATGAAACCTACTATTGTTTTTGATGGTAAGTATAATATAGCATTCGAAATATGGGATACGCACCGTGATACAAAAGAGATATTGGTTAAAGCATATGTTATTGAACGTTTTAACTTAACTAACCAAGAATTTTTAATAACATTACAGAAAGTTATTACAGAAAAAGGTTCACCAAGAAATATATTAAATTATAAGGTAATAGTTTTAGAAGATTAAACTGTTAAAAGTATATAAAAAGTTTGATAATTCAAATCTTTATACTATCTTTGTAGTCTAATCAAAACAAAATAATATGACTATCAACGAAGCAGCAGTTCTATCAACAGAGTTATTACATGTACATGATGTATTAAGTTTATGGAAAGTATCTTTCAATAAAAGAAAAGGTTCATTCGGTCTTTGTAGTTATAAAAAGAAAGAAATTCAACTTTCTTCTATAATGGTTCCAGTGATGACAGATGAAGCAATACGAATGACTATTTTACATGAAATTGCACATGCTTTGACATTAGGACACGGACACGATTATGTATGGAGTCGTAAATGCATTGAACTCGGTGGTGATGGTAAAAGAGTTGGTGAATCAGATAAATATGAAGGTGGTAAAGAAGGTAGAACTATGCACCAACAAGCTATTTCTAAATACACTTTATCTTGTCCGTGTTGTGGTGAAAAATATTACAAAAATAGATTACCAAAAAGAGCTTCTTCATGTGGAAAACATAGAGGTAGTTATAACCCAATGTATAAACTTATCGTAACCCAAAATTATTAAGATGATACTATTAATAAATGCTTTTATAGCTATGATTACTTTTATTTTATGCATTATTGGATTAATAGTTTTTCCTATTTTCACAATAGGTTGTATATTAATTCATTATGATTGGACGTTTTTAGGATGGTGTTTCATCATTTACAGTATTTATCACTACACAAAAACAAATTAAATAATATGGATTCAGAAAAATTAAAAAATGATATTTCACTTGTGTTATCTTTATATTCTAAAGGTATAATATTACAAGAAAAAATAGATAATATAAAGGTTAAACACCAATCAGAATTAGCTGAATTATATAGTATTGGAAATATTATAGAGGGTAACATTTATAAAACAGATGTTATTAATAATATAATGGAATATATTAAATCATGTGAAATTTCTGCTTATATTTCTACTACAACAGGGTGTTCCAAAAAAAATCCAAGATTTCCTGAACTGATAAAAGAGCATCAGTTAAAAATGGAAAATTGGGAAGGAAGTGAACTAAATACAATCTTTGATTTTGGTAAACATGTTTATCATTATTATTACTTAGATGATATACCCGATTTTGATACGATTGATGCAGAATTTAATTTGGAAATAATTGATTTGAAAGATGAATATATAACAGTTAAATTATTTGCTAAACTTGGTGCATATAGTGATAATTTAGAATTTGATTATATTCTTGAAACTGAACGTGTTGTGGAATTTTTCAATAAAAAAGTTAAAAAAGTTAAAAAAGTTTTGTAATTCAATATTTTATATTATCTTTGTATAGAATTAAAACTAATAATTATGACAAAAGAAGATATTAAATCAAAAGGTATTCCGTGTGATACACTTAGTAAATACAAAGGTGCTTACACATTACGTAAATCATTTTTTTGGAAAGATAGTTCATCAATTGAAATATCAGAAAAATTAAAAGATAATTTTCCAAATGTTGATATTCTTGATACTTGGGATAAATATGTTCCTTTTCGGGGTGGTGATACGATTAAAGAAGGTAGTCATTATGGTGTTAAATTTATAGTAAAATAAAATATGAGAAAAGTTCCCTTTAACTTTAAAAAGGGTGGTGGACGTTGTATAGGTTTACGTTTTCAAATAACCTATCAAAAACAAATAATTAACGTCTATGGGTGGTAATGCATTAAATTTCGTAACAGAAAGAAAAACTACTGAACAATTCAATGAAATTTTCAGTAAAATTGAACCAATTCTTATTGGTTTAGGTATTGATTACTTTTTAACTAAAAGTTTCCGTAATAAACCGACACATGGTGATATGGATATTTTGATTAAAAATGATAATCTACCAAAGGAAAAATTGCTTGGTATTATAATCGAACAATTCAATCCTACATCTCTTAGTCCAAATGATAGAACTATTTCATTTGATTATGACCAATTCCAAATTGACTTCATCTTAATTGATAATGATAGTTGGGATATCGCAAAAGTTTGGTATTCTTATGACCCATTTTCTAATGTAGTTGGTAAGACTTGTCACAAATTTAGATTGAAGTATGGTCCTAATGGTTTAATTTTTCCTTTTAGAGGGATTAATGACACATTAAATGATAATATTATTATTTCTAAGGATGCTAAAAAAATCTTTGAATTTTTGAATTATGATTACGAAAGGTTCACACAAGGGTTTGATGACATCGAAGAAATTTTTGATTTTATCTTCACATCTAAATACTTTAACAGTGAAGTTTTTCAATTTGATAATTTAAATAGGATTGATAGAAAAAGAAACAGACGTAGAAAGTCTTATAATGAATTTTTAGTATATATTGCTGACAATAATATTGATAAGAATTATCAATTCTTAGAAGATAGGGATCAATATATTCAAATAATCAATGACTTCTTCCCTGAATCTAATTTAATCGGTAGAATCGAAGAATTAAAAGAAAATGATAGGATTAATACTGCTATCAAGGAAAAATTCAACGGTAAATTGATTATGAATATTCATCCTGAATTAAAAGGTAAGGAATTGGGATTTTATATTGAAGAATTTAAAAAATGTGTTGAAAACTTTGAAAGATATATTTTATCTTGGAATGAAGAAGATATTATGAATGATTTCAGTAAATTCTATGAAAACAAAAAGGGAAGTATTTAACTTCCCTTTTTTTATTTATCATTCTTTTCATCATAGTATTTATACAGTGCTTTAGTTAGTCTATTCTTCTCCATTTCAGACAATAAGTTATACTTACGGAACTTACTCTTGAATTGATTTAATACGTCCTTAAAATCAGCATTAAAATCCAAATCTTCTATTGTCTCAGTAAATCTTGCCCATTGTTCATGTGGAAGTTTAAAATATAATTCCTGTGCTATTTTGTTTGTTTCTAATCCCCTTTCATCTACTTCTTTTCTATATTCATCAGTCTTTTTATTTCTTGAATACTTTCCCTTCGACCTAAAATAATCATAAGCATGTTGTAATTCATGTGCTAACACCTTTCTATATGTCATTGATAATGCATTTTTAAGAATATCATTAGGTGTTTTATATTTAACACGACATATTTGTAGATTTTTATTAAATTGTTCAAGTTTTATATTTACTACTATTGAACCCTTATCTTCATATTCATCTTCACCTTCTTCCATAAATACTGCAACATTTCTTTCACTGTCAATTTTACTAAATTCAATTACTAATTCAAATTCTGTGATAAATGGAATAAGTATTTTATAATCACTTGGATTATATATCATATCAATTAAATTCTTACTTATATAATCATCTTCTTTTAGTTCTTTATAAAAAACAGAACTTCTTTCACCAAAATAAGTAATAACTTGGTCAGCTAATAAATATATTTCATCTATTTCGTTATGTCCTTCATTAATGAACATATTAAAATCAGTTATCATAGGAATATTTTTTCTTTTATATATAAAAAAAAGACTATTGTTTAATAGTCTTTTTTGTTTTCTGATTTAATATGTTCTTCTGTATGTGGTTCCACATGTATATATATTTCACTCCTTGGAATTATATCATGTAAATCTTGTTCTATCTTATCACATATCTTATGACCGTTGGATACTGATATACGTGGGTTTAAATGCAAGTCAAATTTAATAAAGGTATCTGCACCTGCTGAACGTAATTTAAGGTCGTGATAACACATAATATCAATATTATTATCCAAATAGTTTTTAACTATATTTCTACTATCTTTTGGTGCTTTATCTAATAAAACATCAATTGCTCTTTTACCTAAGTTATAAGATACACCTAAAACAACTAACGCAACCCCTAATGCTGCTATTGAATCTGCTAAGTACCAATTAAAGTTAGATAGAATTAATCCTGTTAAAACTACAAATGAACTTAATATATCAGTTGAAAAATGCAATGCATCAGCTTCTAATGCTTGACTATTCGTTTCCTTTGCTATCTTATGTAATTTCTTTGCACGATTATAATCTACTAAAATAGATGTTACAATAACAATATAACTCCATATACTTATTTCAATATGGGTATTCCCCGACATAATTCGAGATATAGCTTCATTTATAATCCATACACAAGTTATAAGTAATAAAACGGTTTCAATTAAAGCTGATAGATTTTCTATTTTACCATGTCCATAGTTATGTTCAGTATCTGCTGGTTTATCTGACACACGAACTGCAATATATGTTACAATAGCTGCAACCATATCTAAGGTAGAATGTAATGCTTCTGACAATATACCCAAACTACCAGTAACTAACCCAATAATCAATTTAAAAATAGTTAAAAATGCTGATGCAAAAACCGACATTAATGCAATACTTCTTTTTTCTTTGCTCTTATTCATATTTTGGTTTTAAATTTAGAATACAAAGATAATAATAAAAAATGAAACTACAAAATAAAGAAGAAATATATTATAAATAAATAGTATATAAGTTATATATCATGATCTTGCATCTTTTTTGTCAGTTTCTATTTGTGCTAAGAACATTTCTTGTTCAGATTTTCTTCTATTATTCAATCCACCAAACTTTCCACTGTTTCTGGTAGATGGTATAAGTTGTGCAGCAGCGATAAAATCACCTGTTTTTAAAACATCTGTAAATTCACTATTTCTGAAACCACTAACACCCATATTATATACCATAGAAACCATAGAATCATACATAGATTGTGTTATTTCCATGTCAGTTCCTTCTTGTTTCCATTGGTCAAACATTCTTTTAACACCATCTTCTGCTACTTTCAAGTCAGCTCTAAGTAATTCATCAGCTTTTTCTTCGGTAATATGTTGACCTATTTTAAATTTTGATTTTTTTATTGGTTCAGCATGTCCATATCCTATTGTTACTTTACCATCACCTATACTATATCCTACTAATTTTAATTTTTCGTGTTGTTTAATAGAATCAATTCCATTTTCAGAAATAGTAAGGTGTTGTGGGTCTTTTTCTTTATATACAATTGGTGCTTTTACATTAGGTTCTTTATGATGACTAAAAAAATCAAAGAATTTAAATATTGATTTTAATGTTATATGTTCATCTTGTGCAACTTTTTCTATTTCCTTATCATTTATTACATTAGTTGCATTAATTTTTTCTATTGAAGTGAATCCCATTGTAGATGTTACATAAATTATAAATAATAATTTAATAATATTTTTCCTTCTTCCTAAGTCTTTTACAGATGTTAGTAAATTAAAAGTTTTATTGAATATGTTTTTTAATTGTTCTTTATTAAAGTTTTTTAAATTACTTATATTAAATTCTTCATTTAAACTAATATCAGTATTAAAGTCAATACTATTTAAATTAAATTCTTCAAATAAAAATCTTTCTACTATATAATCTTCAAAATTCTTAACCATTTTAATTAATCTCTTTTTTTACATCTATATTTAAAATAGAAGAAGTCGTTATCAACTATTTTGAAAACATTTTCATTACTGTGTATTATTAAAAATGGTTGATTGTCTACATCTAAATTAAATCCTTTAATAGTTATTATTTTTCCCTTTTTAAATATAGTATTATTACCCAATGCATCTTTTACTTTTAATTCATCTGCTAAAACAACATAATCACCATTATCAGGAACAAACCAATTAAATAAAATTTTATATAAATAATTACTTAATTTTAATTTATATTCTACATCTATATAACCGAATCTTGGATCTGTAAATAGATCAGTTGATAATTTTGTTTTATTTAAACCATTATAATTACGATAAACCCCAAAAAATTCTTCTTCCATAAATTCAAATGATATAAATACATCAACATTCAATGTATTATTAATGAAAATTCTTAATATTTTTAAATTTTGGTATTCTTCTAAGTCTTCTAAGAAGTAATCTAATTTATGACCAATTATTGATGTACTACCTTGTGCGTATAGGTCTTTCATAACCCTATTTAAATCTTGCACAACTTGACTCATTCTTGCATAACTATCAAGATAAGGACTACTACCATCTGAATAAATAGACATTTGTGGATCTTGTGCAAATCCAAATCCAGCACCAAGGGGCATTTGACCCATTTGCATATCCGCAAATTCAGTACTTTCTTTTAATATTTCTTCGGGTAAGTTATCCACTATAAAGCTATACTTATTATATTTCAATATATTCATAGTTTGTACTATAATTTTATTTTATATATAAAATTTGCATCATTATATTTTTATATATAATCTATTATTTAAATATAAAAAATAATAATATTATGGAAAAAAATAACAACACAGTTAATAAAAAAACTATTAAAAAATCAACTATTGAACCACAAGAAATCATTGTTGAAAAAGAACCAATATTAGAAACACCTATAAGTGAAATAGTTAAAGAATTACCTAAACTTAAAATATACGAATTATATAAACAAATTATAATTGATGGTAATTCATTTAAAGTTTATTTAAGGGATGTAATAATTTATGATACTAAAAATAAGGAAAAATACCCTATTTTTGAAGAAGAATATTTTATTGTAGGTGGAAAAAAATATATATACAAAGGTACAAGAATAGAAATATATTAAAAAATATTATAATAAAATATGAATAACTTAAATAATTTAAATAAATACTCAGAATTTATAAAATATAAAAGAATTAATGAAGCTGATGGTTTTAAAACAAGTGCGGGTTCTTATGCTGGTCCAAGTAGTGGTGGTATAGTTGATTCAAATACAATGTTTGCTAACGTACATGGTAATTTAGCAGGTGCTGAATATACATTAGTTGGTTCTGCTGTTATTAAACTTTTCGGATTTATCAAAAGAAAAGGTATGGAAGTATATATGAAAACTATTTTAAAACCAAGATTAGGTAAAATATTAATGAATGGTGTTTTAAGATATACTATTAAAGCTAATCTTAGAGGACCAGGTGTAAAAGAATGGTTTGTTATTAGAAAAGAAGAAGCGGAAGAAGAAGTCGCATTTGATAATATGGTTTCATTTAGTAATGGAACTGAAAAAGGTTTAAGTCAACTTATAGTTGGTGCAACTGTCACCACTCAAAAAACAACACCCGAATTAGTTGATGGTAAATATATTTGCCCTGCAAATAATGCAACTTTTGAAGTTGTGAATAAAATAATCACAACTGTAAGCGGTGGTGGTGTGTTACCACAACCTAATGTTCAACCACAAGATGAAACACAAGATGAAACAGAAGGTGAAACAGAAGATGTTCAAATAGAAGATGTAAGCGATGAAGAAATTAAAAAGAAAAGAGATGAATTTGAACAACAAATAATAGATGGTACTATTGATTTAGAACCAGATCCATCAATTAAAGGTGATATTGAATATCTTAATACAGTACTTGAAAAAATCAAAAAAGAATGTGATACAAGTGGTTTAAGTAAAGAAAACGAAAAAATATTAATAGATTGGCAACGAAATTTAAAACGTGATATGAAAACACTTAAAATTGAAGGTGTAGATGTAATTGAAGAATTATTAAGAAATAAACAAGTTGAAGATAAATTAAAATTACAGATTGATAAACAACAATACATGGTTGATATTAAAAGTTTACTTGAAATGAATGATAAAATAGATTTATTTTTAACAACGTATAAACCAGTAACTACAACAGGAAAAACTGTTGGTGTAGTAGCAGATAGTATTCATAGTTCATATGATGAATTTTTACTTGAATTAAAAGCTGCTGTTGTAGTAGGTGATAAAAAATTAACTACCCATAAACCAGTTGTTAGTAGATTAGGTGATGAATTAGTTGAATTAGCTAAAAAAGGTGAAGCAATTGATTTAAATGATCCCGAATTTTACAAACAATTTGAAAGTGATGAAGTTAGAAACGCAGTTACTAAAGAAGTATTAACAGATAAACCAAGTTTAGTAAAATTACAACTCACTGCGGAAAATATTATTGCAGGTGGTGTTGCTACACCAGGTACAAGTGGTGGTGCAAATACAATGTCAGATAAAAATAGATGGAAATTAGATAATTATTGGAAACGAACTGTTGAAGATGTTATGGCATTATATGGTAAATTTATGGTAACTGACCCCGTAAATCCATATAAACTTAAAGGTGAAGAATCACCCGCAAAAATAGAAGAATTTAAAAAACAAAATAATGCTATGGGTGGTCAAGGTAAAGCATTAGCTAATACATTACTAATGAAAACAGCAAGTGATAATAAACTATTTAACGATAGTGCAACTGTTGTAAGTGATTTAAATAAAATAGATAAAAATGAATATTGTATCTTAAATATGTCTTTTCAACAAGATAAAAATGATACGGGAAATGATTATTATGTATTAAGAAGAGTCACAGCAGCAAGAGATACGTTAAAAATATTTAGAATTCTTGGTAAAATTGATTTATCTAAAATAAACGCTGAATTCAAAGAAACAGATTTTTCATCTTTAATAAAGAAGGAATATAGTAAATTTTTATTACCTAAAATGGAAGGTAGTTTAGATGCAAATAAAAATGGACTTAGAGGTATTTATATTATCCAAGATAAACAAGGTAACTTTAGTACAGGTGAAGCATCAAACAAAGTATCGTTAATGTATTTATTTTCAAAATTTGAAAAAATAGATTGGACTGATAAAAGTAGTTACTATTTTAAAATAAAAGTATTCAAAGGTGATGGATATGAAAGAATATTAGGTGATAAATTTCAAGAACATTTCGAAGAAGAAAAACAATATTATAAAGTAAACCTTTCTATTGATAGTACACTTAAATATAAAATAACTTCTATTGATTCATTTGGTAAATTTAATAACTATGATATTTTACAAGTAAAAGATATGTTTGAAACATTCAAACAATATTTAGGACAAAAATAAACAATAAAAATATGTTAAAAGAATATAATAGCTTTTTAAATAATGATTTATTAAATGAAGGTGTTACAACATCAGCAGAAATAAAAAAATCTATGAGTAATATTGTAAATAATGCTACAAAATCATTAAAAAATATTAAATATAAATATTATAATGAATATACTAATGATAAACAAGAAATTGAAGACAAGGGTATTTATTATGCTGTTGTTAGATTTGAACCAAGTGTATTAAGTGAAGAAACAAAAGCAATAGAAAATTTCATTTTTTGGGTTAAAGTTCAAATTTTATCAAAGTCAACAAAAGAAATTGTTGATATTAATAAAATTCCAATAACTATTTGTCAATATAAAATAGTAGGATATGATGATGCAATGAGTCAATATTTTGATTTATTAAATAAAAATATATCTGATATTAAATTATTTAAAAATAAAAAAGATTTTTTTGCAAGTAAAATAAATGAAATTCTTGGTGATAGAGATATAAATGGTTTTTATTTATTTAAATCAAAACAAAATATCACTACTACTATAAGCGATAAATTAAGAATTGATAAATCTGGTTATAAAGGTGAAATTATTTCTGAAAAAGGTAGTGAAAAACTTACTGGTGTTAGGTCAAAAAAACAACAATTAGGATTATATAAAAATTCACTCGGTAATGTCATTCTTGTGTTAAATTATAAAGATGATGATGTGAATTATTTAAATTTATCTGATAATAAGTTAGGTGTTATTCAACATGATGAAATGACACAAAAATTTAGAGCAATAAAGGATAAAGAAAATAAAATATTATCATTATCACCATACATAGAAAGTAAATTATCTGAAAATGATAGTCAACCAGATTTAACAAAGAAAATAAACACGTTGAAATTTTATATAGAAACAGTTAGAATAGCAAACGATAATATTCAAGATGAATTACTCAAAAAAAGTTTAAAAGTATTATTACAAAATATTTTTATTAAATATGATGATTTAATAAAAAATATAGTATTAAATAAAACAAGTGATATTAAAAGTAACAAAATACTAAAACAAGCAACTGCTGATATTATTAATTATATTAGAATTTTCAATTCAGATAAAATAATTGTAAATATGCTAACTGAATTAAATAAAGTCTTATCTTAATAATGAAAATTATTATTAAAAATTAAATATATAAATAATGAAACATATAAAACAATATTATCTATTTTGTGAAGGTAATGAGGAACAAGGTGTTATGGATAATATGGCACTTGATATTGATTTTAAGCAGATTGAAGATACTAATACACAGATTGAAAACACAAAAGAAAATATAGAAAATAAGAAAAAAGAATTAGAAGCTAACTTAGAAATGCTTCAAAACCTTCAAGTACAAGGATTCACCGAAGATAATAAAAAAATATTAGAGGCAAAGAAAAAATCTATAAAAACTTCAATGGATAATATTACAGCAGAAATAAAAACACTTGAAGATACTATTAAAATATTCAAAGATAGAATATTACTCTTGAAAAAACAAAAACAATAATAACACATGCCTTCTAAAATAGAAAAAGATTTTATTGATAATTTACAAAATTTTACTGATTCATTGGAAAATTTAGTTGAATTACTAAAGAAACAACATGAAAAAGGTGGTGATGCAGTGAATAAAATGTCTGCTTCTATGGATGGTGAAAGATTAAAAACCATTTCAGAAGAAATAAAAGTGTTATCCGAAACAACTGGTAGAATTGATAGTAGAACAAAAGAAATTTTATCAGAAGTAAAGCAAGCACGTAAAGCAAAAGAAGGTGGTGTTTTTCAACAAACATCTGATAAAGGGAACACTAAAAAAGTAGTTGATGGTGTTAAACTTATTCTTCTAATCGCAGTTGGTGTTTTAGCTATTGGCATGGCATTTAAAATAATTGGTAAGGTTGATCCATTATCAGTTTTAGCACTTAGTATAGCAATTTATACTATTGCAATTGCATTTGAAAAGTTAAGTAATATAAAAGGTATGACAACTAAAAAAGCAGTAGCAGTTAGTGGTCTTATGGTTATAATGGCAATGGCTATAATGCTTTCAAGTCAAATTTTAAGATGGACTGCACCAATTAGTTTGATTACAGCATTTAGTATTTTAGCTGTTGCTGCAACATTAGGTGTCGCTGTATTCCTATTATTTAAAGCAGTTGAACATCTTGATTTATCAAAACCAAAAGTATTAAAGAATATGCTATTGCTACCTATAATACTACCTATAATAGCATCAGCTA